ATCAATTTTAAAGCTTCTATCAGTAATAGAAATTTTAGTTCTATCTTCCAAAAATCTGAATTGAGAATCAGATGTTGGAACTTTTCCTACTTTAGACAAATATACGAAAAACGGAGATTCTTCTGGAGCTAAGTCTGCGACCCTATCACTAAAATCATACAGCCGTCTTGATGGTATAGTACTATCAATGACTGCACCAGGAGTTCCGAATTTCACTTGTCCACTATTAAAAGTAGCCATTTTTTTCTCCTTTTATTTTAATTTACAATACGTTTGTCCGACTTCCAGCTTTAGTAATTGCATCCCACATAGAATCTTTATCGTCTTTTTTGGCAGGTTGTTGTCCATTAAGGATACCCGCTTGCTGAGGAACAGCTTGATTTTGACGTATTGCATCAAGTGGACTTTCTTTACTTTGACCTTCTGTCGGTTGTTGAGTTACAGATTGCCACATATTAATAGCACCATCAATACCATATTCAGCAGGATTCTTACTGGCAAAGTCCATAAATGACTGGATTTGTTCAGGATTCAATCCTTTGTTAGAAAGTTCAGTTTGAAGTTTGGACATGCCAATTTCTTTTTGAACTGCACCAACTTGTGCACCAACTTGGTTTTCAACTGCATTATTAATAGTGTCTTGTAACTCTTGTTGTCGAAATTGATACGACTTAGACGATGGGTCATTATAGGCTTCCCAAGGGTCAAACTCATCCTTAGATAATTCAATACGTTGAGGTTGTTGAGTTGGTTGACCACCTTGTAGCATTCCGCTAACTGCCTGAACTATATCAGGTCGTGATTCCAACATTTGTCCAACTTGTTCGTATTGCTTTAACTTCTGGTTTTCAGCATGTAGTTTATCTTTCTCTGATTGAAAATACTTGGCCTGTGATTCCCAATCACCTCCAGATTCTTGCTGCTGAGTTGCTTCATCTTGCCCTACATTATCATTAACTTGACCTTCTTCAAG